TGATCTGATTATTCATCTGACTGACGTTCACTGTGGCGTTGACATTGATTCACCGTTTAATCAGTTCAATACTGATGTTTTGAGCCAGAGACTGAAAAATTATCTGAACGAGATCTTTGAGATCAGAAATACATACAAGTCACAGAATGCATACCTGATTCTGGGTGGAGACTTGATTCACGGTATTATTCACCTTAATGCCAGAATCGAGGCTAAGGAGAATATGGTCATGCAGATCATGAAAGTAACTGACCTAATCAGCAATTTCATTTATGAACTGAGTAAAATGTTCCAGAATGTAGAAGTACATACTACGGCAGGAAATCATGCTCGTTCTACTGCAAACAAAGAGGAATCACCGAGAGGCGAGAACTTTGACCTACTTGTTCCCTATGCATGCAGAAAAGACCTCCAGAATGTCAATAACGTGCAAATCGTTGATAACTATCTGGGATATGATATCGCTACTTTCAAAGTGCGTGGTCATATGGTTTATGCAACTCATGGAGACAAGGATACTCCACATAACGTTGTTTACAACATGACCAAATTTGCTCGAAAAGCAAACTTGCCACTACCTGATATTTGTTATCTGGGTCATCGGCATACCAATGGACTAACGACTGTTGATGATGTAAAAATCATTGAGAGCGGATGTGTCGATGGAATGGACTCATTTTCAATTGATAAGAGACTTGTCGGCACTCCTGAGCAGACTGTCGTGGTTGTCACCGAGAAGCGTCGTATCAAGGCATTGTGCGATGTTCAAATTGATTGAAATTATTAGTTGAAATTGAGGAAGATAATATGACGAAGAACGAATTGATTACAAATATTGCAGCAAAAACCGGGCTATCAAAGATGGCATGCGAATCAGTTGTCGATGCCTTTTCTGACGAGATTAAGGATTGCCTGGTCAGAGGCGATAAGATCCTGCTAAAAGGATTTATGAGTTTCGAGGTAATCGAACGAGCAGAGCGTGAGGGTAAAAATCTGAATACCGGCGCTCCTATTACATACCCATCCGTCAAGTCCATCAAGTGCAAAGTAAGCAAGGCATTCAAGGACGCCGTTAATGAGAAATAATGGAGGTCGCTATGGAACATATTGCTTTTGCACAAATTGGAGATTTGGCTGAATATATGATTAACAGAGTTGAGGACAAGGAATACATTGTCGCAGCTCTGTTTTTTGATAATGCCGTTGAATTGATGAGAAGTTTGCTTCTATATGATGAAGTAAGAATCGGAACAATCGAGATTTCAGATATCGAATATGACGGCTATACAGGTGAGTACTATGTTTCACTCATGGATGATTACACTCTATGTGTTGAACGAGCCTTGTCTGATGATAAATACCTAAGAACAGACGCAGCGCTTCTTTTGCTGGATGGTGATGTGAAATACGCCATTGTTGAAGCAAATGATGCAAGCGAGTGTGTCGAGATCGCTATTGGCGATGATGACTGCGGTGAGTGCGTGGATGCATCTGAAATGATCGACAGAATTTTTGATGCTATCAAAATGGTGTACGATCCAGAAAACCACACCGCATCATTCGCATTTGACGGCAACGCATTGTACAACCTACTTTTCAATTAAAAATATGCCCTCTCTTCTACAGGGAGGGCTTCATATTGCGGAGTGGAGCAGCGGTAGCTCACCGGCCTCATAAGCCGTTGGTCGCCAGTTCGAATCTGGCCTCCGCAACCAAGGAGAATTTAATGGATCCAGTAAAAGAATTCATTGATAGAAGATTTAAGGTAGATTGCAATTGGCTTAATGGAAATTGCTATTATTTTGCCTTAATACTGAGTGATAGATTTCCTGGTGGAACGGTATATTATGATGTGATTTATGGTCATTTCATATATTCCTACAAAGGAAAGTATTATGATTGGTCTGGCGAAATGAAACCGGATGGATATCTGGTAGAATGGGCTAGATTTGATGAATATGACTCATTGCAAAAGAAACATATTATCGAGGGCTGCTTAATGTAGCTCTCGTTTACATATATGGCAGGTTAACTGCGACGGCTCGCAGCTCCGTCTTGAAAACGGTTGGTACGGCTAGTAACCGTATGGGGGTCGGCACCTCAGCCTGTCGCCAGATCATACTCCGGATACCTACGGGTTCCGGGGTTTTATATTTTAGTTGATAACGATCTATTAGTTGTAAATAGAAAGAGGTGGCATAATGCCAAAAGACAATTCAAAAGCAAATGTGCAGAAATGCTGCCGTTGCAACGAGACGTTTGATCTAGATGTAGGATTTTTCAAATCAAATAGTGAATTGTATAGTGGAACACAAAGACTTCCTATATGCAAGACTTGTTTGGGCGAGATGTTCGATGAATACACCGTGAAATACAATAGCCAAAAAATCGCTATGCAACGTATTTGTATGGCATTTGATTTGTATTACAGTGAATCGGTGTTTGACACATGTAGCGGAGATCCAAGCACTGCACTTGGAAACTATATCAAACGGTTAAACATGGCTCAAATCAGTAAAAAGAAAAAGACATTCGACACAACTCTTCAAGAAGGTTTCGTTTTCATGAAAGAAACCAAGAAGAAAGATGTTGAAAAGAATAATTTCAAGGAAGAGCCAAAAGTTAATCCAAAAGATGTTGAAACGTGGGGCGATGGTCTATCAGCCGCCGACTATGATACCCTGAACAGGCACTATAAGTTCTTGAAACAGGCGAATCCAAATTGCGATAGCAATCAGGATATCTTCATTGAAGATCTATGTTACATCAAGATGCAACAGATGAAAGCTATTCGTGAAGGCCGAGCTGATGATTACAGCAAAATGGCAGAGCAGTATAGAAAGTCGTTCTCTCAGGCTGGTTTGAAAACCACACGTGATGCAACTGAAACTGAATCGTTTACTGTTGGTGTAAACATTGAAACAATAGAAAAATACACTCCTGCCGAGTATTACAAAAATAGAAGTCTGCATAAGGATCATGACAATATTGGTGATTATATGGAAAGATTCTGCTTGAGACCATTGCGGAATTTGATGTATGGAACCACCGACAGAGATCATGAGTTCTTTGTCAAAGATGAGGAAGATGTCAATGAGTTTACAGACGAATGAGGCATCTGCAAAGAAACATTATAAGAACCGTAATGCAGACGAAAGACAGGCAGAGTTGTATAGGAAGTTCCCATCTGATAGTTTTCTTGGAAACGAGACAAACATGGATCATTTCATTCAGTGGGTAACTTTCTTCAGAAGAAATTTACATAGATTTGCAATGGATTATCTGGGCATTAAACTTCACTTATACCAGATAATCATGTTGTATATGATGGGAATCAACAACTTCATTGTTGTTATTGCCAGTCGTGCATCTGCAAAATCATTCATCATTGCATTGTATGCATGTTGCAGATGTATTTTGTATCCAAACTCAATGATCGTTCTATCATCCGCCACAAAGGGTCAGAGTAAGCTTCTGGTTTCTGAAAAGATTCAGAAGGAGCTTATGACGATATCTCCAATTTTGCGGAAAGAGATTCTGAGAGTTAAGGATAACCAGAACGAAGTTATCGTTTATTTCAGAAACCATAGCACAATCACTGTTGTCCCGGCATCTGAAAACGGACGTGGCTACAGATCAAATGTTATCGTCAGAGAAGAGTTCAGACAGATCAAGAAATCTGTTGATGATAGTATTCTTTCTCCTTTCCAGATCATTAGACAGACACCGTACATGAAAGACGAATTTTATGTGAATGTCAAAGATCTGGAGGAAGAAACAATTGATATCTACATCTCTTCTAGCTGGTTTGATAATGGACACTGGATGTGGGAAATTGTTGACCAGGCATATGACGAGATGCTTAAAGGAAAATCTTCGTGTCTGCTTGCATTTGACGAATCTATTGCTATTAAGCACAAGATTAAGACAATGCGCTATTTCCAGACTGAGAAGAGAAAACAGGATCCTCTAACATGGAGAATGGAATTTTATAACGAGCGTGTAAAAGAAAATGAGTTTGCATTTTTTACATACACAATGTTACAACAGAATCAACGTCTACGGAAACCTTTTTATCCACGGACAACTATTGATTTTAAGATGAACAAGAAGAACCCTTATGATATTCAGCGCCAAAAAGGAGAAGTAAGAATCGTCTCTTGTGATATGGCATTTGTGGAAAACAGAAAGAATGATAATTCGATATTTTCTTGTATGAGGCTTTTGCCTGATTCTATAACTTATAACAGAGATTCATCTGAGAATGTAAAAGTTGAAAACGGTTATAAAAGAATCGTTTCGTATATCGAGTCGGTTCAGGGCGGAGATGTTGTTCGTCAAGCATGTAGAATACGGCAACTGTTTAGCGATTTCGATGCAGATTATATAGTTTTGGATATGCGTAATGCTGGTGTTGCCATATTTGATTTGATGGCAAGAATTATGTATGACGAAGAACGTGATGTTGAATATCCCCCATTAACATGCATGAATGATGAGTCTGTTGCCAACCGTATAAAGATTGAAGGTGCTAATCCCTGTATCTTTGTAATAAATGCAACCCAAAAATTGAATAGCGATATTGCGACAGATTTCAGAAGAATTCTAGATAATAAGCAAATTGATTTGCTAATAAGTTTTGATAAAGCTTCTGAAGAAGTTTTGCCAGACATTAAAGAGTACGTAAACTCACCATTTGCTGATACACAATTCTTCTATGAAGCACCATTTCTTGAGACGCAGGAACTTATTAGCGAAACTACAAGCTTAGTGTATGAAAGAAAAGCTCAAACAGGCGCTATCGTTATTTCAGAACAAGGAAATAACAGAAAAGACCGATATACAAGTTGCAGTTATGGCTCATATTTTGCTTCACTTCTAGAAAGAGATTTATTATCACAAAATGATGAATACGAATATTCAGTGTTCATCAATTAAGAGGTTAGTTTATGGATGTTAGTTTATTTTGTTGTTATTCCGTTGAATTAAGAAATTTTCTCAAATTGAACGGAGTTAGATATAAATTGGTTGCACAGAATCCAAATAGCAAAAACATTTTCTGGGTGTATGTTCGCAATCAAGAGTTGGATAGTTTGTTAAGTAAGTGGTCTGCAAGATAGCAGATCACTTTTTGTGTTTAATGTGGAGGTTAATTATGTCAAAAAGAAAATCTCATGCAGAATTTCTTGAGGAATTACATTCTGTAAATGAAGACATAGAAATTATCGGCACATATGTGTCTGCTCATACAAAGCTGTTGTGTCGTTGCAGAATAGATAATTATGAGTGGGAAACTACTCCTAATATCTTATTGAGATCTCATGGTTGTCCAAAATGTGGAGGAACAATGAGAAAATCAACATTGCAATTTATCGATGATTTACGTGAAGTGAATTCAGATATCGAGCTATTGTCAGATTATATTTCAAATAAGACCGCAATAACGTGTCGCTGCAAGATAGACGGAACAATATGGAACGGTTTACCAAATAATTTGTTACGTGGTGAATTTTGTCCGACATGTGGTGCCAAGTCGAGAGCATTTCTCAAAACTAAAACAAATGATGAGTTCCTTATTGAAATGAAATCTATAAACCAGGATGTAATTTTCTTAGATTCCTATACTGGAGGAAGAAACCCATTAAGATGCAAATGTAAAAAATGCAACAATTTGTGGGAATCTACCGGTTCTAAATTATTGTCTGGTTATGGATGCCCTGTTTGCAATGAATCTCATGGAGAACGTCAAATAAGGATTGCACTCAATAACCTTGGTGTAGAATTTGTTTCGCAGAAAACATTTCCTGATCTTCGTGGAATCAAAAATGGAGTATTATCCTTTGATTTCTATATTCCATCACATAATCTGCTAATTGAATATCAAGGTCAGTTTCATGATGGAACGGGAACCGAAAAAATGCAATCATCAGATCAGCTGATGTGTCAGAAGGCAAACGATCAGAGAAAACGTGACTATGTTGCTTCAAATAATATCGGCTTACTGGAAATATGGTATTGGGATTTTGATAACATAGAAGAAATCATAACAAACAAATTAAGATAGAATGGAGGAAGAAGATATGCCAGAAGATACTTCTACTTCCCCGGCTCCAAAGAAAAGGGGTAGACCTCCTAAGAATAAAGCAGCGGAAGTGAATACTTCTACGGAAGTACCAAATGAATTTTGCACACTAAATAGTTCATTGGCATATACCTATAGCTATTTTGGCTTAAATATTTTTGATCTATATTCTCAGGAACAGTTGGCAGATCTTGTCCGGGATCCAATTGCCAACAATGAGATTCTTAGAGAATTGTCTTTGATTCTATATGGAACAAACGGTGCTTTCACAAACACTGTTGACTATATGACTGCAATGCCAACCCTGGATAAAGTCATTGTGACTCACGGAAGAAGTAAGAACAAGAAAAAGCAGAATAAAGAACTTATGGAATCAGTGCTTCGCACTATTCGTGATAAGGAAGTTATTCGTGATGCATTGTTCCGTGGAATGATTGAGGGATTGGCTTTTTATTATTTTGAGACAACTACCACAAATGCTTCCCGGCAGAAATTCATGACCGATTATGATGTTGATAGTGTCATGGAAATTAATGAAATGGGCGTAAATGCCAGTATTATCTCCCTACCAACCAAGTACACGAGAATAGTTGGAAGAAAGAATTCTTCATATGTGATTGCTTTCAATTTGGATTATTTCGACATTGCAGACGGAGAATCCAGAGAAAAGAAACTTCGCAAATACCCAAAAGAGATTCGTGATGCCTATGAACATCGTGACAAGAATGTGACAAATGGTAACTGGGCAGTCCTAGACAGTTCTAAAACAATTGTACATAAGATTCGCTCAAAGAGAGAAGAACCATACGGAAGACCTATTGTTCTTGCAGCTATTAGCGATATTTTGTATGGAGATTATTTTTCACAAACTAAGAGAAATGTTCTTGATGAAATCAACAATAGAATTGTGTATATGACATTCCCGGAAGGCAAGGAAAAGGGTACTTCCGCACTGACTAAGGTACAGCAAGAAAAACAGCATAACGCTGTTAAAGGTGCTGTATTAAATAAGAATAATCGTGGCGGAATTTCTTTCTTTTCTGTTGCTTCAGGAACAAAGATTGACGCAATTGATACTCAAAATACAGATATTTTTGATGAGAAGTATGAATCGAATCTGAACGACAAGATTTCTTTGGATCTTGGTATTGCTGGTTCTCTATTGAATGGTGTTGGCAGTGGTACATATTCTGCGCAACAGAATAACCTAGAACTACTATCCGCCCAGATTTTTCAGTGGGTTGAGCAAATTTCTGCTGAACTGAACAAGTGTATTTCAGCAAACATCATCAAAGATAGCAAGAATTGGGTAGAGTGCAAATATTTACCGATCACTCATGTAAATAAGAAAGAGATGGTCGGCTACATGAAAGACTTGTGGCTACAAGCTGGCGGTTCTATGTCTGCATATATTGCAGCTTGCGGAATTTCACCAGATGCTTATTATGCATTGCTCGATGAAGAAATCGAGAATGGTATCTATGAGAAGTATAAGCCGCATGCAACATCATATACGATGTCCGGCGATGACAATACTGGCGGAAGACCTGAGACAGATAATCCAAGTGATAATACTGTAAAATCTCAGGCAAACAACGGAAATTCTATTCCGTCACCATCAGATAAATAACGGACAACTTGGTAAATGGAGAACCATCTTACGATGGTTCTCTTTTTATATAAACAAATGAACGAAAGGCGGTGAATGGATGAAGACGTTTGAACTTTCAAACAGAAAAAGCAAAAACGGTAGACGTAAGTTTAAGGCAATCTTGCATGAGATATATCCGGATAGCTGTGTTGATGCGGAGAACGAATGCGGCACTATCTACAATCTCAACGGCATTACCTGGATTCGAGAATACTGCGAGGCGGCATTGCCCTCAATTAAAGACATGAGTCTGCGTGTTGAGTTCTTAAATGAAGAACGAGATGAGATTCATGGTCACGGCGATACCGGAATCGACAATGGTATGCCATTGTTTGAAGATGCTACTGTGATCGGTCACTTTACAAAGGGCTATATCGATACTGTAACCGATGAAGACGGAAATGAAAAGCTTGTCTGCTGCGGCGAGGGATATATCGATGAAATGTGCTATAGCAAGTACGTTTCAAAGCTTGACGAAGAATTTGCTAACGATGAAGTTCCACATGGCAGTATTGAGATTTATAGAACAGAAGACAATGACGGAATCAAGTACCTTTATGGTTACAAAGAAAAAGGTCGAATCCCGTCTGAATACATCTATTCTGGTTTTGCATTTTTGGGAGTGCGTCCAGCCGACGATACCGCCAAACTTTTAGAGCTTAATGCTAAGAAGGAGGATACTGTCATGAATGAACAGGAAATCAAGGCTATTGTTGAGCAGACTGTTTCTACACTGTCCGCTCATGTTGCCGAACTGAATCAGTGCAAAGCTGATTGCGAAACTAAGATTGCAGAGGCTAATGAACAGGTTGCCACTGTTACTGCTGAAAAGAATGAACTACAGGCTAGTTCTGAAGCAATTCAGAAGGCTCTGGATGAGGCTCGTGAAGAGCTGTCTGAGAAGTACAAGGAAATTGATGCCCTGTACGAAGAGCTGAACGAACTGCGTGAAGAACTGGGCAAGGCCAAGGCTCGTGAGCGTGTTGGCGAGATGAATTCTGCTATCGCTTCTTTCTCTGATGAGGAAAAGGCTTATGCAAAGGATGAAATCGCTGCTTTCGAGGCCAATCCTGTCGAGTCTGAGATCAATTCTGTCGTGAACAAGATCTGGGAAGGCATTGGCAAGAAGGCCAAGGCAGATGCTGACGCTGCTGCCGCAGCCGTTGTTGCAGAACAGAACTCCGCAGTCGAAGTCGAAGATAT